GATCCTTATGCAAATGCAACTGCTGGTAGCGTAAGAATCATAGCTCTACAAGACGTAGACTTTGGAGTAAAACAGCCGGGTGCGTTCTGTTTCGGAACATAATTACATGAAGGTTAAATTGCTACGATCAACAATGATAGCTGGAGTCCCAACGGACTCTGGCACTATCGTTGATGTTGAAAAGCATACTGGTGAATATCTAGTTGCTATTGACAAAGCTGAAGCTTATGTTGAAGCTTGCGAAGCACCTACACCCAGTACAGAACCAGTTGTCGAGCAAGAGCCTACCTCTGAAGACAAAGTTGATTTTTCTCAAATGACGAAAGCACAACTTGAAGTTTACGGAAGAACATTAGGACTTGAACTTGATAAGCGACATAACAAAGCTGATCTAATTGTTGAATTAGAAGAAGCAATCTCAATCATGGAGGAATCTTAAAATGTCTGTTATCCAACAGAACTTAGAAAAGGTGACTGTTGTTGCTGGTGTTGCGACTGCTGCTGTAACAAGCACAGCTACATCAAGTGCAATAGATTTACTTGAATACGATGGTGATGTAGTTTTAATTTTGGATAGTGCTGCTGGTGGCGGTTCTTCTCCAACATTAGATATTAAACTAACTGAAT